TATGAGCGAGATCAACGCCACTAAGGTCGAGTTCAAACTTGAATTAGCGGACGCAGGGTTGAATGTTCTGGAATACATCCCGGAGCGTATAACCCCTCCAATTGTCATCATAAACTCCGCACAGCCTTACTTGCAGACCGCACAGTTTGGTGAATGGAGCTTAGGACTTGAATTAGTTTTGGTAGCAGCTACCGCGACTAACAAAAAGGCAACAGAGAACTTAGATCAGCTAATCGATGATGTTCTGAATGCTATCGAACCGTTGAAATACGTTCGGATAACTTCGGTAAACCAGCCTTACAATCTACAAACAAATAACGCCGAGTATCTAGCAACGAACTTATTCGTCCAGCTAGACATCACACTTTAGAAAGGTAGCCACCATGGCCGCTTCAACAAGAATCAAAGCACAAAACATTGTATTTCAAATCGGAGGAACCGACTACGCATGCGACGCGAACATGGTTGATCTATCTCTAGGTGACGCACCTGGCGATGTTCAGACCTTTTGCGAAGTTCGCGTTGGTGGAGAATGGGCTCTACAGCTAGACGGAATTACTTCCGGAGACGCTACAAGCCTTTACCGTATCCTTTGGGATAACTTTGGAACCGAAGTTGGATTTAGAATCAAACCTAACGGTAACGCAGTAGCTACATCCAATGAGCCTCACTACGAGGGAGTTGCAATCTTCAACGAGCTTCCTCCACTAGCTCTTACAAGCAACGAAGTAGCAACCTTTAGCGTGACTCTAAGAGTAGTAAACACTCCTCACGATCCAGCAGCTAACCAATACTTCGGAGTAGAGATCGTAACAGCCTAACCATGGCTGGCGTAGACGGCATCAAGGTTCAGGGACTTCAAGACGCTCTCAAAGCACTAAAGGCTATTGGAACTCCAACGGCAGAAGTGTCAGCAGCAGCCCAACAGGCTGGAGAGATTGTTGCTTCGATGTCCCGTTCCTTGGTTCCCGTCAGGTCAGGTAAGCTCCGGGCAACTATCAAGTCCAAGAAGCAAGCCCGTAAGGTCTTGGTCTCGGCTGGTAACAACACGACAGTTCCCTACGCTAACCCGATTCACTGGGGCTGGTATTACGACAAGAACAACTTCGTAAAGAAGAACATAATGCCGAACCCATTCTTTGCAAAGGCTTTAGGATTGACTAGGCAAGAAGTTTATGAGAACTACTTCAACAGCATAAACAAATTGTTCAATAAGTATTACAAAACATTCAAACCATAAGGAGAACACAGATGAGCAAGTTTGATTTTGAGAGTCTAACTCTGGAAGAAGTAGAACTAATCGAAAACTTGACTAACACAAGTATCGACGAAGCGTTCGCTAACGGCAAGCCTAAAGGCAAAGCCCTATCTGCATTCGTTTGGGTAGTCCAGAAAAGGGATAACCCTAACTACAAGATGGAAGACGCAAAGAAAATAAGTTTGAAACAAGCCCTAGAGATGATCAAGGGTGACGAAGAAAAAAAAGAATAAGAGAGCTATCCGCTAAACGAATGGCGGAGTTCTGTCGAGTATTCAACGTAAGCCCGGCAGAATACAAAGCTCTAACTATGGGCGAATACATGGCGTTCGTAAGGACTACACAAAAGGATTAGCATGGCCGGAACTTTAGCTCTAAACGTAGAGATTCTTGGAGAGTTCAAAAACCTTACCAAAGCTACCCAAGGCGCAGGAGACCAGCTAAGTAAGCTAAATAAGACTACCGCTGGAATCTCTAGTGGCATGATCAAAGCTCTTGGGGCTATTGGTGTTGGGTTCTCCCTGGCTGCAATTACACAGCAGTTTGAGAATCTAACTAAGGCTGCCATCGAGGACTCTAAGTCCCAAGAGATTCTAGCTCTCGCCATGATCAACACGGGCAAAGCAAGTGACTTGCAAGTAGCCCAAGCCGAAGAGCTAATTGGCAAAATGCAGATAACCGCTGCAGTAGCCGATGACCAACTTCGCCCAGCATTCCAAAAGTTCTTTATTGCTACTGGAGACGTTACTAAATCACAGAAGCTCTTGGAGATAGCCCTTGACGCTTCTGCGGGAACTGGTAAAGACCTAGACAGCGTATCGCAAGCCATGGCTAAGTCCTTGGCAGGTTCAGACGTAGCCCTAGTGAAACTCATCCCTTCGATCAAGGGTGCTTCAGATCCAATGCAAGTCCTTCAAGATACCTTCGAGGGAGCTGCCGAAGCTGCAGCGGATACAGATCCTTACCAAAGAATCGGTATCATTATGGGCGAGATTCAGGAGACCATCGGTTACGCCTTGCTTCCAATTTTGGAAGACTTCGCGGAATGGTTCGTAGAAGCTCTTCCGCACATTCAAAACTTTATGGACTTGCTTACAGAATCTTTTGAAGATCCACAGGTCAAGGCTTCAATGTCCGAAATGGAAGATGCCTTTGGAAACCTTATTGAAAGCATCGGCATCCTATTCGGATCTACTGACACCGACCAGGCTAAAGGCTTCGTAAACTTCTGGACAATCCTAAGCGCACTACTAACCGAGGTCGCAGAACTTCTAAACTTTATCGTTGCTTCGGTCGCGTTCATAACTGGTAACACGAAAGCTATGGAAAACATCATTCTAGATTCTGTCTTGGCAGGACTAGCAGTAATGGGTGTATCAGTAGCGCCGGCTATTGCAGACCAACCAGGCAGAAGCAACCAGCCACGAAGCTCACAGACAATCAACAACAACATCACAGTTCAAACTAACGCAACCGCGCAGCAAATAGCAGACGCAATCAATAAAGCCAACAAGGCTTCCGGAACTAACCTACTACTTCAATGATTCCTAACTTCCAGATTGATAACAACCTAAAGGTCGAGTTTCTAACTCCAGACCTAGACGGTAATTCATTCATTCTTGGAATCAGCTTGCTTGGTTCGGACGATGTTCTAGGTGGCTTCGGAGAGTTTATCCTTGGAGTATCGCTACTTGGTGGAGACGATGTTCTTGCTCCTAGCACAGGTCTAAAGTGGCAAGAGGTTCAATGCGAAACTTCTAGAGCAAACATCTCCATCGGTGGTCAAATCAATAACGCTATCTCTTTCCAGCCACAACCAGGCGAAGCCCAACTAACTCTTCAAAGCTATGACTTAGACCCGACGGTCAATAAGAACATTAGAGCTTCAACAAAGATTCGAGTCAGACTTCAAAGTGACGAAGTAGATCGCATTCTATTCCAAGGAACAATCGACACTATAAACGTTACTTACTTCCCGGACGGATTGAACCTAATCGACATCGTGGCAATCGACGCCTATAAGCAACTGGTCAATTCTAGGTTCGCAACATTCGACACGACTCCGCTAGGAGCTTCTGCAACTACTGATGAAGTCCTAGAGCTAATTGCAATTCAAAGCGGACTAGGTCTGTCTTCAGAGTCAGTAGAACTCGGTGGACTAATTCCAACCGTAAATGAAGTAGATGTAGTAGTTGCCGGCCTAATCAATGACGCTCTCGAAGTCGGACTTGGAATAGTTTGGATAGATCAGCAGACTTCTGAACTTGCTTACATCCCTAGACCAGCTACCGCAACGGGAACCGCAACGACCTTTACAATCGGAAACGACCATTCGTCAGACCCTTATCATCTATGCTTATCCGAAATCAATGTTTATTCAGACGCAGACGCGGTCTATAACTCTTTGAAGGTAACTCTTCAATCGGATGACACCCAAGTCGTAGTGCTAAAGGATCAGGACTCAATCGACCTCTACGGGGAATCAGCCATCGATGAAGTCATCAATACCACGGACGCAACCGAACTAGCCAATTGGGCAGTTAGAGTATTTAGTAATCGACCAGCAAACTTAGTCAATGAAGTATCAACCCCGGCTAAGGACAGACTTGGGACTTTGACAAACGCAGCGGTGTTTACACCGGGAATGACGGTAGGTGTCAGCTATACTAAAGACCAGCTAGACATCGTTGGATTCTACACTATAATCAAGGTCTCTCACCGCATAGACGTAGACAACTGGTTTACGACTCTTGAACTATGGAAGGAAGCCTAGTGGCTTACAAAGTATTTACTAACGGAAGCGTATTGAACGCGTCCGAGATTAACGACAACCTAATGAACCAATCGGTCATGGTGTTTAGCAACTCGACCACTCGCGCTGCAGCTCTTACAGCTCCGGTCGAAGGAATGCTTACCTGGTTGCAGGACACTAACCAATACGAGTATTACACGGGATCAGCCTGGGAACCTTTAGGTGAATCTGGACTAACACTTTTGGCAGACCAAGCTCTCACAGCTACCACTAGCATAAGTATTGACAACGTGTTTAGCGCCACTTACGACACTTACCAAATTGTTCTAAACGCTACAATCTCTGGAGTTCTTGATTCGGAAATAAACTTTAGAGTTGGAGCCGTAAACGCTACAACAAACTATAACGACCAATACCTTCAAGGATTGACAACTGGAGCCACGGCAGCGGCAACCACATCTGCGAATGCTGCAAAGTTTGGAAGATTTACAGCGGATGGTGGATTCGCAATAGCGACCATCAACGGAGTCGCATTAGCGCAAACAACTTATGGACTATCTCAAACCGTTTCTGGAAACAGAACGCTAAGAGTTTACGGGTTCAACCACACTACGGCAACCGCCTACGATGGCTTTAGAGTTCAGTTTGCAAACAACACAACCGGAAGAATTAGAGTCTACGGAATGAGGAACGACTAATGAAACAAGAACTTAAAGCTACTATCCTTGACGTTGCGACTGGAAAGGTAATTGAACGAGAGTTTACTTCCGAAGAAGCTATTGAATACGAAGCACATCAATCAGCGAACTTAGCCAAAGAAGAAGCAAGCGAAGCAGTTCGCAATTCGGCACTTGCAAAGCTAGCTGCACTTGGTCTAACAGAAGAAGAGATCGCGGCACTATAACATGGCCGAGGAAACTACTTCGGTTCGCATTACCCAGGCCGACATCTACAAGAAGCAACTTGAGCACGGAGAGATTCTGGTCAAAGTTCTACAGAAGCTAGATCACTTAGACGATGTTCCAGACCGTCTTCGAGAAGTCGAACTTACACTTGCCAGATTATTCTGGATTGAACGTGTCGCTTACACAGGACTAGGTGCAGCAGTTCTTACAATGATTGGTTTAGTAACTACAACGATTGGAGCCTACTAATGAGCGTTCAAGATAACTTCACCGTAGACGCTGGTGCTACCTTTACAAGATTGGTCGAGTATAAACTCGATGGAGAAGTCGTTGATCTAGAAGGTTACTTAGCCAGGGGACAGATCCGTAAATCTACGTTCGCTCCTTTGGTCTTTGAGTTTATTCCAACAATTGATGAAGAAACTTTTGAGATTACAATGAGCTGGACTCCAGAGCAAACAGTATTACTTCGAGATTCTAACTACGTCTATGCCGTAGAAGTTTACAATGACTCGACCGGAGACGTTGCCGTGGTAAGACATGGAGTAGTAACCGTAAACCAAAGGATCGTAAGATAATGGCAACTTGGATCAGACCAGTCGAAGGCAACATCACGGACAGCTTCGACGGACATCGAGGACGCACTAACCCGCCATCCCGTAACCCTGGCACAGACTACGGAGTTCCGTTTGGGACAGTTGTCAAAGCTCCTGCCGATGGAACTGTGACCGGAGTCGTTCCAACATTCCGAGGTTCTGGAGGTCGCATGATCTTTATGAGCTTCCCTGGAGGCTTCAACGCGGACTTCTTACACTTACACACCATCGAGGTTATTGAAGGTCAGCAAGTCAAACAAGGTCAAAGAATCGGTCTATCCGGTGCTTCGGGTCTAGGCTCCGAACGAGGCTACGGCGCTCACTTGCACTTCTCGTTCCGTAAAGGTGGATCTCCAACCATGGGAATTGGCAACTTAGACTTCGAGAAGTTTATTCAAGAATCAAGTGTTGCACCTGCCAAACCTGCTGCACCTGCCAAACCTAAAGCTACTGCAAAGCCTAAGAAGGCGAAGAAGACTTACACAGTAGTCAAGGGTGACAACCTAACCAAGATAGCCAAGGCGCATGGGTCTACGGTTGCAGAGCTTGTCAAACTAAACGACATCAAAGACAAGAACAAAATCTCTATCGGTCAAGTATTGAAGGTTAAGTAATTATGTGGCTAGACATCATCCGCAGAACCATCGCGGTAATCATTCTAAAAGTGACAGGTATCTTCGTCGGTGGAGCTGCCATCGGACTACAAGTTAGCCAGGCTATCGCTATGGCTGCATTTGCTGGAATCATCGACGTCGCGCAGGAG